TTCATGCATATAATATGGAAAGTTAATGCCAGCAATTTCACCAGAATATCCACAACGCCATAATTCAGCTTGCCAATCCTGGATTTCATTACGTTCATCAATATTGTGCCTTTTCATCAAATCTCGCATAATGGCACAATCTTCGTATTTTTCTAGCGCCTTTGCGGATGAATACAGATTGAGAAACACGTACTGTCCGTAAAGACAAAGAACTTTCTGAAATACATCAAAACGATTTTGTTCCATATTAAGGTATAGCTATACAGTGTCCAGCACCTTTTATTTCACTATAATCTCCTTCAATAACCCGAAGCATTGCTTCAATTATATACCGATAGGTGTTCTTATAGTCACTATATCCAAATTCCAAGTAAGTGTTGCTATATTTTAAGGGAATATCATCGTTATATAAATATCCTATGTAATATTTCTCTCCATTATATGACACATTTTCCACTATTTCAATATTATATTCTATTTTGCCATTAACAACTATCGCATGCCAGTACCTATCATTATCTAATGAAAGAGGTACAACAAATCTATGGCTAATGATTTTTATCCTTGGTTGTAATATACTTCGACTGCTTATGTTAGTTGAGTTCATAGTTGTGTATTTAAAAGTCGCACATTATAGTATATTTAGTTTGCAAAATCTTTAGAACTTTTTCTGTTACATGAATTATATCTTCATTATACCTTTTTACGTTTCTGCCATATCCTTTTATATCTTTGCTTATCTTCCGGCGAAGTGTAGCATTTTTAGGCAAACTGATTTCATAGAAACTGCCATCAATTGAAGTTATCAACATATCAGCTTTCTTCTTTTGATAATCCAGTTCAGTTTCTTTGTATTCACCTTTAGGAATGAAATTGGGATTGGGAACTAAATAGCCTTCTGCTACTACATTGCCATTTATATCATATACTTTCATAATCGTGTGTATTAAGCGTTAATACCAATTGATTTTCTCATAAAGTCACTTGCTTGCTCTACTGACATATTCAGCTTCTTTTGAATCAGGATAAGCATACAGCTAACCTGTTCTTTTGTATCTAAGTTACCTTGTACAAACTCTGACATGATGAACTTTTCTATTATTCTCTGTTGGATTGTTGTTGCTTTCATTGACCTTGTCTTTTAATTGTTAGTATTATTGGTTTCTTTTTGTATTGTAAAGATAATAATTATCAACGAGTTATCCAAAGATTTACACTCTTATTTTTACAACAAACCCCTCTAAATCAAAGATTTAACTTTTGACATAGAACAAAAATGGCACCGACTTTCACAAGCCAGTGCACATAAGAGCAATGAAAACACAAAAGAAGTGTTTTCGGTTACAAAGGTACTAAAAGAAACACAACTACAAAAAATCTTTGAGCAGCTCTTCATCGCTAATAAAGCTGTAATCCCTAGGATAAAATGTATTCGCTAATGCATCCATATAGTCAGGAGAACGCTTGATACGTTTTTTTATGTCTTCTTTAGCCTCAATGATAATCTTTCCATTACTGAGAAACTTCCATTTAGTTTCAGTCGCTTCTTCCATTAACTGGTCACATAGAGGTAAAGCTGCACCAAATCCATTTTTAGGATTGAGCCAGTCGCGCAAAGCCCAATACAAATATGCGCGCATATTGGCAAATTCATATTCTCCGGTAATATCATGCAATCCATCCGCGCCTTCTGAATATTTACATGAAAAAGCATTTGTAAATTCTTCTTCTAACAAGCGGGAATAAACACCTGCCCCCTCTCCTATCGTATCAATAAATGCTTTAGCTCCCTTCTTCTTCAAATAGGGTATCGCCATACCGACTACATGCATATGGTCTGCTCGACCAGCGGATTGATGTACTTCAAATTGCGCCACATAGTTACCATATCGAGGACAAAGTACACTATTGTCGCGTCCCATACCAGCCACGTCAACACCTAACTTGCACGATTTGGATGGAATGAAGCCGCTTGCCTGTAATTCCTGCCAATTTCTGTTTGCTATTTCTATCCATTCATAAGGTATAAGTACATCCTCGGAAACTTTAGGGAACATACCTCTGACCTTGACACGGAAAAGATCATTTGGACGATATAACTTACCTTCCCATGTAAAATCTCCCTCTCCCGCATTGAAATCTGCTTTCTGTAACAGAGAACACCAATTTTCAACCTTATCCTTCACCCACTCGTAGTTTACCTGTCCTGGAATTACAGCTTTCTTAGATACCACATTCTCCGCATTAAGAGAATCCAAACGAAATTTTGCAAAACGTTCCGACTTCATAGCGCGTGCGGCATAACCGGTAGTAACATTCGGATTAAACACGATAAGCAAACGAGAATTACCTTGTAAGTTACCTTCAATGGCGTTATACGTTGATTCAGAAATACCAGAAGCTTCGGTAACAACAAACATCGTATTTACAGCGTGAAAACCGGACCATGCTTCGGTGTTATCATCACCCGCCTTAAACCCCGTCAGGAACCACTCTTCGTAATCAGTCTTTATACCTGACGACAACAATCTTCCCGGAAGGAAACCTGCATTCCTGTATAAACGTGAGATTTCCGGAATCATAATATTTTGTACTTGACGAGCGGTAGGCGCTGTCATAGCAATTTTAGTGTTTTTAGTCAACTTCCCATCTTTCCAACGAGGAGTAAGATACATGAAACACAAAGATGCACAGGCCGCCACGAAGTCCTTACCACGAGCTGTTCCCGATGCAACAGCTGTCATAGGATTGTACTGCACAGATGAAATAATATCCTGTTGCTCCTTATCCAAACGAGCTTTAAGAGCATCACGCACAAACCTATTCCAGTCTTCGGTCCATGATTTGATTTTCCGCAAAGATTTTTCATCTGCTATTGTCATTCTTCATCATCTGGCAATTCCTGCATAAGTTTTTCAAACGGGTTCATGTTCAAATCCTGTTCAATCTTCTCTACGTAGCCTCTATCACGAAGCTTAGTTTTACTTAGCCAAATAAGCATAGTATTGTCCTGTTCCGTAATAGCTTTTGTGAACATACACGTTTCTATTTTGTCTTTGAACGCTTCTTCAACCTCTTCCCATTTCGCTTTAAACTCGGGGTCATTTTCTCTCCATTTATAAGCAAGAGAACGACATATACTTGCGGCCTCGCATGCTTTCGTCACATTAAGAAGTCTTGCATCAAGGGCTTTTAGAAACAATGTTTTCTTTTGCCTTGTATTCAACCTGTATTTTCTATCTTTCTCCATCCGCATTACCCTCCAATACATTATTTACAATTTCCAACATTTTGCAAATACTCAAAGCCTGTGCCTTGATTTTATACTTAGCCTGTACTTTAGCCGATACTTCATTCAACCGGTGCATTGTATCCATATCTACCAAAGTAAGATTGCCAAGTTCTTTTTCAGAATAGCAATCCAATGTTTCCATCAGCTTATCGAATGCGGTTTTCTGAGTATCAACAAACATAAGAGTTACAGGAACGATTTCGTTATTCGGCATTTCAACCGTATAGTTAATGTCCTTCACACTTTCCAGAACTTCATTACTGATATGCGCATATTCTTTCAGTGCGACATCTGTTATTTCATCAAGCAATTGCTTCAAAATCTCCGCATCGTCTTGCCCAACTATACTGTTATGTGACAATTGTGTTGCCAGCAACCAATCGTTTGTAGTCTCCTCTTCATCTATGTACATAACATGGATGGAAGTAAGCCCAGCCATTTTTGCCGCTTGTGTTCGGTGATTACCACTCACCACCGTATAAGAGCCATCCGAATGCTTTACACAGAATGGTACAGACGATAATTGACCGTCCCTACGAATGTTATTCACTAAGGCATTAAACGTGTCCTGCTGCATGAAATGCGCATTTTTCTTGACCAGTTTAATGTCAGATAATTGCACTTCCGCTATCTTGAATTTTCCCATATATTATTCCTTTCTCGGCTCATCACCGTATTTTTTCACAAAATCTTTTAAAATATCATCTAAGTTGCCACGAATGCCTGCATCTTGTATGTAATGGAGTTTACCAACACAGCGTTCATGCAGTTTAAACACTCCCCGATACTTCATACTTACCGGTTTATCGGTAAATACAGAAGTAGCAATCACTCCACATTCATGTTTATATCTTATGTCCAATTCATCTTTGAACTCTGACGAAAGTACACCCATAATTAGCAATCTACTCAATTTGGGCAATGGATGGTCTATCACGAAATCCGACTTCATCCAAACTGCATCCATGCCGTATTTGCTTACCTTCAGGAAATCAAACATACAAGCCCCAAACACATAATCATCCAAGAACCATAAGTAACAGAATGGTGCAGAACCGAGGATAATACCCTTTTTCAAGTAAATCATACGCAGATAATCAATCTCTGCCATAGAAGCACGTACAAACCGGAGTTTGCTTTTATCCGTAAGCATATAATCATCCGGAAGCCGTTTATATTTTAAGGGAACGATAGTTCGCTTGTTAAAGCTACTATCTCCGCTTTCTACCACATTAGACCAAATATATGTGCGTTGGTCTTTGAATACCTCTCTTCTGCCCATAAATCCATGCTGCGAGAGAGCCATGTAATTAACTTGTTCTTCATCTATTTCTGCATATTTCGTTTTAGTTCGTTCTTGCCATCCGAAATCATCCAGTAAGAAACGTTGCAATGCGTTACTCGTAGCTTTCATTCCGGAATGAAATTCATTCTGATAGATTAATATGTCATTCTCTTTGCAGTTAAGAATTGCATCTGATATATCAGCACAATAAAGCACTTCAATAGACTTACTTTTAAGGTTATCTACTAGCTTTTGATAACGTTCCGTATACTTCTTATGGTAATGCTCTAACTTTGCCATAAAATCGTCATAAAGCGATTTGTGATAAATATCCTGTGAATTCTTATGCTTTTTGATGGCATTAAAAAGGTGAATAGTGGCAATAATTTCAGCAGGATTTTCAGATTTAATACTTAGAAACTCATATTCTTCATTAAAGCGTAATTCTCGTATTTCACCCTTGATTGCTTTATACATCATGTAGATGAAATATTCTTTTGTATACACTTTAATCTCTCGATTAGTAAGCACCTGCTCTATATCCATATAATACGAGTTTACCACATGGGCTACATCGAATTTGGAAGCCTCTTTCTTGATAAAGGAAAGCATACGGTTGGATTTCTTAAACATGGAGCCTACTATTGTAACATTATCCGAGTGTTCTGCTGCCCAAAGTAACGGTTTATGTCTTTGGGGAACCTTAGAATAGTCTATATTGAACACTTCAAGGCACCTATCAATTGTGATGAGTTGCTTATACTCTTCCATATCTTCATGCAGGTAGGCGTACTCCACAAACGAATACATGAATTTGATTGTTTCCAGTATTTTATCGAAATCCCAGGAGCTATTGAAGATCCTAAATTCTGCCGTTCCTATCTTTTCAATAGAACATAAATTAAGCCAGTACCGGATGTGTCCTCTATCTGAACCATTGCTAAAAACTTTCAGTAGATTTTCAATAGTATCTGCTTCCAATACACGCTTCACTACATCCCAAGGAGGGCTTGGTACGAGATATTTTGTTTCCCACCACTCCGCAATATCGAATATCCGTTTGATTGGATATGCAGTATAATAAGAGAGAACAAACATACGCTTGATAACATTTAAGTCCATGTCCTTGATGTACAGATGCGCATCAAAGCCTTCATTCCACATAAGATAGCTTCCCGCATCTTTCATGGTATGAATGAAGTCTTTCAACTCCTGAAGGTCTTCAGCGCAGTAATGGTATGGACGGGTGTTTATCTCACCACCAAACTGGCCGTGATGCGTAACTGCCGAACCATCCGAATTGTTCATCATGGTCAACTTGTTGTCCGTCCACTTGTAACCGGATGGAAGCGGGATGCGTTGTTTGTCACCATCGGCAAACTCCAGTTCCATGCCAAATGTACGATTGGATATATAATCAATCCAAGGTTTATCTATATTCATGTTCTGCATATCTCAACTTGACTAATGATTTATAATTGGGAACAAACGTAACCACATCACCAATGCAATAATCTGAGACATAGTCACACTCCATAATTGAGTATTCACTAGAACTATCTACAAACTTCAAATTGGTACAATCACTAATTTGACACTTATCTAAGTCTACCATTGAATAGCCACAATCCAAAATCAATTGATTACGTTCTGGGTAAATACCTATAACCCTTGTTTCGATTTCTATGCCATTAAGACCCTTTCTCACCTCATAATCACAATATGGGATTGTGCCAAACAGCATATATTCACCAATACGAACATCGCTTATGAATTCTGGGATCTTAGTTTCTTGTCCAAGCCAAAAGCTACCACCCAAACTAATAGATTCAATATTATCGTGTAGGCTTTTCCAAATACGGTACAATTCTTTTTCCGAGGGATGGTTTTCATTCAGACATCCAGAAGTAATCAAGCCATATATATGGGAGCTTGAAATCATTCTTATTTCATTGGCCAACTTACTTGCTTCATAACAACTTAAACCTTCTCTATTATCACAAGCATTAATCGGAATGTAGAAATTATGTATTCCTCGACATGCGCTACCATTGATATTAAGATATTGCCAAACATCAGTAAATGATGTCACCACGGCACCACTATTATCTTTTGTCGCTTTGCCAATAGAATAACATATACTATCTTTTAAATGAAGCCCAAAAATCTTATTGTTTATTTTATCCGCGATATGTCCATAAATATCCTCGTAGAAATCTTTGAACATTAACGAGATAGGAACATTAATAAAACTTTGCGCCTTTTCAATGTTCTCTATTATATTCTTGGTATAGACAACAACTTTCATAGTTCCCACTTTAAGATTAAACGTTCAATCCCTTTGTATTTGCTATCTCGTTTAAAAGAAAATCCTGCATTAATGAAACTCTTGATACTTGCTTCATTTTTCGGTGAGACCATGGCATAGATTTCCTGGACCCCATTAGATATTAATTTAGCAATATTAGAATTGAGAAGTACGTACTGGAATCCATTCCCTCTGTAATCAGAATGAACAAAGCATTTATCCACATAGGCAGTACCGTATTCTGTGAAGTATGCAAGAGAATAGGCAGCCAGCTTGTCATTTACGAATAACCCATAACTGCAACCTGATTCCAAGCATTTGGCTATGTCTTCCGGCTCTGATGCGAAACACATATCTGGATTGCGAAGAAGCGTCTGCTCCATCTTTTCAATATCTGATATATCAGACATAGATAAAGATTTGACCTGCATCTTGTACTCTGTGCTTTCCTTCTTTATTGGGAGCAGCGGTTCGTAACGGTCAATCCATGCTTTTGAAAGGAATGTGTCTATATCATTTTCAGGCAACAGCACTTTTCTGTAATTGTTGAAAATGTCTAATACAAACTCCTTATGTTTAGCAAGTTGTTCATTATTTAGCGGACACTTACCACTACGAAACACAAAACTTTTTTTCACTGATTTTACCCACAAAGGATAAGTACGACACATAATAGGCTTGTAACCATTGTCACATGATTTGCAGTCCTTAGCGATACATTTTACCTTTTTACCGCCAAAGTAATCATCGTCTATAATCTGTAAATGGGAGATTTCTTTTTCATGCCCGTCAAATTCATGGGGCAAAATTACAATATGTCCGTCTGATCCGAACGAACAACACTTCCAACCGCAGCCGGAGTTTTCACATGCTCTTATTAGTCCTTTATCGTTCATATATTTAAGTTGTATATAACTTCATATACATTTTGCGCTAAATGCCTACCGGGCGTATTCCCGGCAGGCTTAACACAAATCTAACCATTCTTCAAGCTACTTGCAAGAACACCTATGCAATTTATTCGGCTTCTTTCAGTCGTGTCAGATGGCAATTTCCATCACCCCGTAAACTGTACAAGCTTTAATGTTCTTGCTTTTGCTTATCGCTACTATAAGGGTTGAGGGATAAGTAGGAGTCGAACCTACACAAGTATCGTCCAGTTAAGTTTTCTGCTTGCCCTACTAGCTGTCCCTAGCCGGTCTTGATGACTTCCATTTCTATGTACACTTGAAATTTCCATTCATTTAGTCTTAGCACCCTATGACCATTTTATCCCTTAGTGGTGGTAGCAGGGATCGAACCTGCATGAGTGGTGTTTTTGCGGCTTTCTGATTTTAAGTCAGTCATTCCTAAGATGTCTCGCATGTTGCCGGTTTGGTTATTAACGGTTATCATGGAATTTTTCACCTCACATCTTGATTAGCGTCTACCAATTCCGCCATACCACCAAATTTGCGTGTATTTCCACGCTATCAGATTGTTACAGTACCGACTAAAGAAAGGAGTCGAACCTTTCTGTTACTTACCACAACCTCAATCAACGAGCCGAGTTGAACGGCATTCGCGGAGATGCAGAGTTCCGACCTCTATTCGTTTTCACGAACCTTCTGTTTAGCAAACAAAGCCTGCTCCTTGCAGGTTGCTATCTCCAATAAATGACACAGGCAGGACTTACACCTGCATGATAGGAGTTTTAGAGTGCGATAAATTTTACGAGTACGCCACATTCTCAACCTATCTATAAACGGAGCATCTTTAGCGTCTAAATTCCGCCACTGTATCATTCGAGCGGAAACAGGGAATCGAACCCCACTCTTTGGCTGGAATGCCAACGCTCTACCAATGAGCTATTTCCGCAAATGCTTGTCTATTCCAAGCTGCCAACATTATGAACCGCCATGTCGTCACCGTCAACATTCACATGATTTTGTGAAGATCCACCTTGATTGATACCCTTTGGACTTATATGGGTTTTACCATACTCTCTCAATCTACTATTTTCTTCTATATATCGGTTGCTCCCATAACAACCTCAAATTTTAGAAAATGGTGCGCTCATTGATACAAGACGCGGAAAGTAGAGGATTCGAACCTCTGTAACCTTTCGGTTAGTCTGTTTAGCAAACAGATGCAATAGTCCTCTCTGCCAACTTTCCTTTTTTCTATGCTGTCAAACCACCGCTTGCTTGGCAAATCTAACAGCATTCTATCAAACGCTATTGATAGTTGGTTAATAATTCTGGGTTATCGTAGATATTGCCTTTTAATTCATATTCATATAAAACGGTTCCGTGCGCATGACCATCACTATTCATACCTCAAACAAACTTGCTTGTTCGTACTTAGGTTCTTTCTTCTCAACCACTCCGAACTCTGTTATTTCAATGCCAGTCTTTTCGGTAAGCCATTTTGCCAAAATATGACGATGGCAGAAATCACCCGGTTTTTCGTAACAGCAGAGAGCGACGTCTTTGTCTTCACTGAGTCGCTGGATAGTTTGAATCAATTCTTGCGGATTGACTTTTGCAAGGACATCATTCAAATACATATTCGTGTACTCTTCATAAGTCCATTTATCATCCAACATGTATCTTCTTGGTGCCACCTCTATGATCTGAGGTGCATTATAAAATCTTGGCTTCCCTAGCGCAACACATATCATTTTTACGTTTGCAGCTGCTAGTTTTCTGTAATTCCCGAAATAACTTGTGTAAATCCTCATTGCTTTAATTTTATGGTGTAAAAATACAAAATATGAAGTAAAAACAATCACTTTTAGTCATAAATTTATCTAATTTGATGATTTTATTGTCTCAACTTTGTAGCATTTCATCATGTGATCTGTTTCGCACCCCATATTGAAGATGTTACCTAGATAGTACTTGTGAGCTTCTTGCTCTGATAAGTTAATAGGAGTAATGAAGTAGTCTTCATTGCCTTGTTCATCTCTTAAATACACTTTTACAGTTGTTTTCATTGCTCTATATTTTATCCGTTATACGTTGCTGTTATTTCTTCTGCATGAAGTTCTTTTCTCAACTCACCGTTCTTGTATATTCTTACAGATACGATTCTAACCGTATCGGACAGAAAACGTCCGCAGTCCCTCGTCACCTTTTGTTCCAGCTTCAAAGCTTTAACCAAACTTTTGGTACGTTTCTTGATTGTATCTTTGAATCCGAAAACGAAATCTTCGGTATCAATCTCGAACTGGTATGTATCAGAATGTAATATCTGGTTAAGTTCAGATGTCATTTGTTGTACCCTATTCATTGCTCTTATTATTTAAGTTGTTATTTTTGATATGTAAAGATACAAATAATATATTGATTACCAATAAGTTAAATCAAAAATACGCATAGCTTAAACTTTGTTTAACTATTTCATTTTCAGATACTTGGAGGTCAATATATACTTGCTTTTTTCAATTTCCTTAGCGGTGTCAATTCCAAGTTGGTGGTAGAAAGAAGAATTACCAGAAAGACTTTCACTTGCTATTTTCAAGGTTCTCTGTTCTTCTTTGGTAAACCCTATGCGAAAGGTAGAGAATATTGCTAGTGCGGCTTTTAAATCACCGCACTGGAGTAATGAAATCGCTTTATTGGTTTTCGTTTTCATCTCCCCACAACTTTTTAGCCAGTTCGTAATTCTTTTGTGCTTCATTAACTGCTTTCTTGGCATAAGTAAGAGTATAAGCATGTTCACGCGGATATTTGCCAGACTTTACACCTTCATGGTATTCTTTCGCTTGTTCCAACTTGTGTTCGTAGAAGTCAATGCTTTCCGGCATAGACAAATTGATCGTGTTGGCACGTTTCTCCCAATATTGGGACACTCTTTCATGTTCATTTGCCTTATCACTGAACTCAACGCTTTTACCCATGTTGTTCCAGGCATCATCTA